GCCCGCGCTTCGGGCGAACCGACAAGACCGACGCGTATCTCGCCGTCAAACTCAGCCGCGCGCAAGGCGTTAAAATGCTCCTCGGCAATAGGTTTCCAGTTGCCGCCGAGCCACAGGTGGTAGAAGTGAATCACATCACCAGGCTACCAGTTGTGCTTCCAAGCCCACCACAGAATGGCCGATCCGACGAGGATCGGAATGAGCGGCACGAGAATCTCCGCCAGGATGAGCCGCACGACTCACACCTTGAGCTTGTTCAGGTCCGCCTTGAGAGCCGCGAGGTTGACGCCGTGGCCGTCGAGCCCGCCAGCCGGGATCTCGCCCCAGATGGTGGCCCACGCCTCGGTCGAGATGAGGTGCCACGCGCTGTACTGGATCGCCTGCACCATGCCCCAGGTGATGACGTACAGGTTGGTGCTGTCGTAGCCGACGATCGGCACGCAATGGCCGCCCTCGACCTGGCCGTTCTGGAAGTCGGCCGCCGTCCACGGCTGGCCCGCGTTCGAGGCGTTCATCATCAGGTCGGTGACCTGAATGCCGGTGTACGCGCCGCCGTAGGCGTTGACTGTGAACCGGAGCGTGGCCAGGTCGCTGATGCTGACCGGCGCGTACCCCGCGAGCTTGCGCCCGTAGAAGGTGTTCTTCTCGACGTAGCCGAGGAAGTCCGACAGCACGACGCCGTTGTCCTGGCCGCCTGTGTACTTGAGGTAGTAGTTCACTACCTGCTGCGCGGTGAGCCCGAGGAGGTTCGTGCGCAGGCCGAGGTCCACGGCCATGTCGATGTGGTGAACGCCCGCGACGCCGCAGTCACCGTAGGTGTCGTTGCCATCCATGCCCCACGCGGTGCCGTCAGCGTTCTTCGGCGGTACGGGGACCTTCACTTCGAGCGGAGCGGCGGGCAGCGCGCCGGCCACGTACCAGGTCAGGTCACAGAGACCGTTTGGCACATGGCCGGGGAGCGCGCCGAGCTTGTATTGCCGCGTCAGGTCTGACGCCACGGTCCCGGCCCGTCTGGGAACTTGCCGGTGCCGACTGCCCAGTCAGTGTCGCTGATGCAGCCGCCGTTGACGTCCACAGTCTCCCAGCCCTCGTGGTTGGGCTTGCTGTGACGACCATCCGTCGCGTCGTAGTTCATCGGGTGCGAAGGCGACCCGGTGCCGTGCTCGTCGGGCTGAGTCAGCTCGCCATCCGGCGTGCCTACGACCTTGCCCTCGGTCGTGGGATGCTCGACCGGCCCCCAGTTGCCTGCCATCAGTGAACTTCCTTCCGGTCGTTCGTAACCGGCGTGGTCGCCGGGTCGTGGATGTGGTTGGCGTCGAAGTCGTGCCCGAGCACGTTGGTGGACGTCTGCTCGGACGGGGTGCCCGGCGCTGCGAGCTGCTCGGAAGTCACCTTGGCCGTGACCATGTTGCCGCCGCTCATGGACTCGCCGCACATCAGCGACCCCTTGGCAAGGTCACTCAGGTCCGTCACTCCGTTCGACTTCTCCTCGAACGTCTTCCCCGAGCTGTTCTGCATGAAGCTCTTGCTCGCCATCGGGCACCTCCTCTTCTGGTGTCTCGTCTTCTGGGACCGGGTTGGGGTCCGGCACGTGTTCGCCGAACCCGCCCGCTAGTGGTCCGAAAGCTCCTGCGGTCTGGCTGCCCGGCGGCACCTCGGCCCGAGGAATGCTCCCGACTTGCGCGCCGGGTGCGTACCCCTGGTTAGGGCCGGCGGAAGCCGACGCCCAGAAGCTCATGACTTACGCCCCGGCGTTCGGGTGACCAGCGCCGCGCACGTGGCCGTGGCCCATGCCGGAGTCGGTCGGCCGGTTGTTCTCCAGACCGGGGAGCGTCGGGCCGCTGAAGCCGTTGTCCGCGCCCCACGTGGTCCAGTCGCCCGGGCCGCTGGTCGCGCCGCTGGTCTCGACCTCGCGGTTGACGCCGCCGATGATCCCGTAGGGGTCGGTGTAGGTGACGCGCTCGCCGCCGGCCTGCGGAGCCGCGCCCGGAGAGCCGGGCATGCCGGAGTCCTGCACGAACTGCTCGCTGGAGTGACCCAGGTCGTCGTCGAGCTGACCGGCCTCAAGGGTCACGTCGTCCGGCTTCTTGAAGTCACTAGACCCCTTCATGCCCGAGGACGAGATGCCCGTGGGCAAGCCGAAGATGCTGGGGTCGGTCTGACCAAGCTGGTTGGTCGGGTCGAGTCCGCCGGTCTGACGACCGTTGCGGGCCGGGCCGCCGGCCTCTTCCTGCCGCGCCGGAGTACCCGTGCGGCCGGGGTTCGTGCCGTCGCTAACAGCAGCCATCGTTCTTCTCCTCAGTAGTCCTACCCCCAGGATAGAACTCGGGCTCGCAGAGTGATAGTAGGATGGCACGCATGACCACTGTCCCAGGAACAATTCTCCTATCCGGCATCAACGGGTCTTCTGCCTACGGCCTTGCGACGCCCACATCCGACATCGACCGCCTCGGCGTCTACGCCGCGCCCACCAGCGAGTTCCACGGCCTCGACCTGCCCATCGGCAAGAAGGCGACGTGGCAGGATCCCGAGGTGGACTACACCCTGCACGAGGCGGGCAAGCTATGCCACCTGCTGCTGAGCTGCAACCCCACGGTGACCGAGCTGCTGTGGCTCGACGACTACGAAGTAAAGCGGTACGAGGGCCAGATGCTCATCGACATCCGCAAGTCGTTCCTGTCGGCCAAGAAGGTCAGGGACGCCTACCTCGGCTACGCCACGCAGCAGTTCACGCGCCTCAAGAACAGGGGCGACGGATCGTTCAGCGCCGACACCAGGAAGCGCACCGAGAAGCACGCCCGGCATCTGTGGCGGCTGATCGAGCAGGGCGTTGAACTTCACCGGACGGGTCACCTGACGGTCAGGCTCACGCCCGGCAAGGCCACCGTCTGCCGGATGTTCGGAGAGGACGTGGCAGCCGGAAACGTGGACCTGGCCGAAGCGCGTCTCATGTGGGCCGAGGACCAGTTCGACGACGGCCTCGGCATGCTGCCCGCCGCGCCCGACAGGAACATGGCCGAGCAGTGGCTCCAGTACGTGCGCTCGGCCGACTGGATGCGCGACCGGGACCTGAGCTAGAGCCGCTCGCCGTACTTGTTCTGGAGCTGGCTCTTGGTCATGTTCTCAGCGCGGCCCTGCGCCAGCTCGGGATCGACGGACAGCGCGTACGCCACCCAGTCCGGCTTCGGCGCGTACGGCTTCGGCATCTCCAGCTCGACTACCTCAGGCTCGGGCTCAGGCGGCAGGTCGTCGAACATGATGGCCATGTTGTTCGCGACGTAGCGCTCGGCCTCTTCGGTCGGCACGTCGCGGACTTCATTCAGATCCGCCTGGAGCGCGGCCATGTTGTAGGCACTGGTGAACATGATGCGCCGGTACCCCGGCTGGAGCGGACCCAGCGGCTCGGGCGGCGGCGGGCTGTAGTTGAGGCTCGTGAGTGCCATGTCTTCTCCCTAAAACGACGGAACCCCCGCCAGCATAGCTGACGAGGGTTCCGACTTGGGTTGAGCTGGATCAGCTCGCGCCGCCCTGGAAAAGCTGGAGCGGCTGCGTGGTGATCGAGGTGGGCGGGTTCATGAGCTGCCCGTCCGCGCGGACGATGGCCCGGAAGGTCACCAGGTCCGTGTTGAACGCGAAGTCGTCCGACCGCTCGAACCGCACCCCGCCGATGAGCCGGACGAAGTACTGCGAGAAGTCCCCGAATGCGATCGCCTTCGCGCTCGACCCGTAGGCCGGCATGAAGGGGTCCGCGACCAGGGGCTTGCCCAGGAGCAGGTCAGGCGATCCGAGGATCGTCGAGGGCTCCCAGATCGGACGGGCGTTGGTGTCCACCAGCTTGCGCAGGAGGCCCAGCGTCTTGTCCGCGGCCAGCCAGTAGCACGAGCGCGACTGACGGTAGGGAGCGATGATCGAGTACTCCATGTCGATCAGGTTGTCGTAGGTCGGAGCGCCGGTGATGCCGGACACGCCGTACGACGCCGAGACCGCGTTGGAGAGGCCGCCCGTGACGGCGACCGGGGCACCGAGGATGCCGCCGGAGATGCCGTTGGTGCCGTTGACCAGCGAGGTGCCGAGCATGTTGCCCACCGCGCGCCCGGCCGACATCGCCAGGTACTGGAGCAGGTTGATGCCGGAGTCGTCGATCAGCTCGCGGGCCACCTGGACCAGGATGCCGAACTTGTTCGACGAGAGGGTCTTCTGCCCGAAGCCGGGGTCAGCGCCCGGAAGCGCCGCGCCCTGCTGAGCGGAGATGACCACCTGCGCGCCGGCCGTGGTCTGGCCGGTCTGGTTGGTCACGTACGGGATCTGGAGCGGCTCGCCACCCTGCGAGTTGATGACCGAGGGGCCGCACTGCATCAGACCGGAGACCTCGATGAGGTACGAGATCATCTGGTCGTAGAAGTCGATCGGCACCAGGCCCGCGCCCGAGGGGTTCGAGAACGAACCGGGCGTGCCGCCGCCGACGTAGTTGTCGTACAGCACACGGGCTTCGTACGGGGTCAGGCCGCCGCCGGGGAACTGGGTCGCAGCTCCGGTGGAGCGGTTCTCGATGAGCCGGCCGACCAGACGCGAGTCGCGCCAGTCGCCGATGTCCAGCGAGTTGACCGAGCGGTCGTCGCGGTCGAGGAACTTGCGGGCGCGGTCGGTGAACGGGTCCACGTCCTGGTTCTTGCTCCGCAGGTTCGTGGCCTGGCGTCCGCCGAGGTCTTCGAACGCCGAGGAGGTCTCCGCAGCGCGCTTCTCGTCGGCCAGCATCTCGCGCAGGCGAGTGTCAACCGAGTCCAGCTCGTTGTGGAGGTTCTCGTACTTGATCTTCTCGTCGGCCGTGAACGCGTTGCGCTTCTCGGTCACGAGGGTTGCGTTGAGGCCCTTCAGCTCGTCGTGAAGACGAAGCCGAGTGTCGTTGAGCGACTTGGCGACTTCCGATGCCACGGTACTGTTCCCTTCGAACGGCATCTGATCGCCGGCTCCAGCACGCATGAGCGCGCGGCCTCGACGGAGGTTCTATTTCAGGTAAGCACAACGAACCGGTGTTCGCATAGCCCGCCTTGAAAAGTTTTTCAGACTCGGCGCATGAGCGCGAGCAGCACGATGACCGCCGCTACGGCGATCAGCACGATCTCCCACCACTGCATGATCAGTCCTCCAGCACGATCTCTCCGCGGCCCTCGAACTCGTCGAGGAACGCGCGGGCAAGGGCCAGGTCGTCCGTCTCGGCCTCAGCCTCGTCGGTGACGTCCTCAGTCGAGCCGTCGCCAACGGTGAGCTTGCCGTCTTCGTCCAGCATGTTCGTGACCGTGGGAGTCTCCACGTCCTCGGGCGTGCCGTCCAGATCGGTGACGGTGCCGTCCTCGTTCACGAGGTTGGCGACGCGCTCCTCGAACTGCTTCCACGGGTTGCGCCGCAGGGCGATGGCCGGGTCGTCACAGGCGCGGGCCTCGGCCGCAGCCGGGGTGACCTCGGGAGTCGCCGGGGCGCTCGGGCGATCGGTGCGCTTGAAGAACTTGATGGCCTGGCCGGCCTCCATCATCGAGCGAACCTCGTCCGGGTCCTCGTTTACCCAGCGGGCCAGCGACTCGACCGCTCCGGTGATGTTGCGCGCCATCGCGGTAGTGTCGCGGTAGGCCGGGTCCATGACCGGGGCCACGTCCACCAGCTCGACGCTGTGCAGCGACCGCATCGGGAGGTTGTACTCGGACTTCTCCCAGGAGTCGCCGTCCTCGTCAACGCAGCGGAACGCGAAGCTGGAGTAGCGGACGTCGCCGCGCTCCACGTACTCCATGACGTCGGACCGGCACGACGGGGGGATGACGTCGTACTTGAGGCCGCGCTCGTCGATCGACAGCCGAACGGTGTCCGCCGACGTGGTGCCTAGAACGAAGTCGTCCTTGTGGTTGTAGCGGCAGACCACGTTCGGCCAGCCCTCTTCCATCGCGCGGTTGAACGCGGTGGGGAGCACCTTCTCGTGGAAGCCGCCCAGCCGGCGCGACACGGCGTTGAACACCGACGCGTAGCCGATGATGTGCTTCTGGTCCACCTCGTCGGAGCGGAACTCCAGCTTGTCCGGGTAGAACCGGATCTCGGGGTACAGGGACTCCAGCGAGCGGCCGGTGTCCGCGTCCGCAGTGCCGACGCCGAACTTCTTTGCAGCAGCCATTACCTTGCCCTTTGCCTTGGCCCACATCGGAGAGCGGGGACCGAGCCGTAGCGCCGCGATGACGTGCGCCTTGTCGTGGATGGGGAAGTGACGACCGCCCTTAGGGTCGATGTACGCAAAATCGGAGTCCTTGAGGGACTCACGCTGCGCACTCGTCAGTACGGCCATCTTCCGTCACCCTCCCAAGGGCATATTGGTCCTACGCTCAGGGTAGGAGGTGCTACCTCAACGTGCAACGCACCTCGAACAGAATCACAGGTGACCCCGGCGCTTGTTGTCGTTGATGCGGTCTTCGAGGTCGGGCCGCGCCCGGACGGCGGGGGCGTACTGGTGATCCACGTTCTCGTCGTAGTCGGGCTCGTACTTCTCGATCTGGGCCTGGCGCTCGGCGATCGACACCAGCATCTCCTGGGCCGCGACACGCACCTCGTAAGGCAGGCTCGCGTTCCGCTGCACGCTGATCAGGCTGGCCAGGAAGCTCGCCGGGTCCTGCGCGAGGGGGAGCGGGGCGTTGGGCATGCCGATGGGCGTGCCGGTGACCCCGTTGACGGTAATCGGATACGGCGACGGCGGCCCGGCCGGGGCAGCGCCACCAGGGCCGAACGCACGCGGGTTGCCTGCGGGCTTCTTGGTCGCGGTGGAGGTGCCCGTCTTCTTGGCCGGGGTGGAGGGCGGCGTCGGAGCTGGGGGAACGGCCTGCACCGGGTAGCCCTGCTTGACCAGCTCGGGGATGATGTACTTCTCCAGCTTGATCAGGCGGTCCGTGGCGACGTCCATCTCCAGCACGACGGCCTTCATGAACGACTTGGGAATGACCCCGGCTCGGGTGCCCATGGCGTTCATGGTGGTGAGCGGTAGCTGCTCGTCGCCGATGGGTCCGAACGGCTCGCGGCCCAGCTCCTGGCGGATCTCGTTCACCGTCATGAGGCCGGTGTTGCGGGCGTCGAGGTAGATCTGCATGCGCGACTGGAGGTCGGTCTTGAGCAGTGCGTCGGTCCAGAACTCGGCCATCCGGTTGCGCGGCAGCAGCTCGAAGAACGCCTGCTCCATCCGCACCAGCCACGGGCGCAGCGACTCGATGATCTCCAGCGACGCCTGCACGACGGTGTTGTACGTGAGGGAGTCTCCGCGGGTGCCGCCGATGCGGTCGGGCGGGAGGTTCAGCACCGCCGCGATCTGGGTGGCGTTGAGCTGCATGGCGTCGATGAACTGGGCCTCGGACGGCGGCACGGTGACCGGCTTGTAATCCCAGTCCCGGCCGTAGACGAGCGGCTCGCGGCGTCGCAGCGACTTGACCAGGCTGGCCCGGATCTCGTCGGCCTGCGCGGCGTCGATCTCGATCTCGGCGTTCTGGAACGTGCCGGGCGGGAAGCCGCCGGCCTGGTACCAGTCGGTGCCGAAGCGCTGGGCCTCACGGCCAGCCAGAATTGTGAGGGCGAATGCGCGCAGGGGGGAAATTCCCTCAACGCGGCCGGGCATCGGCATTCCCTTGATGTGGAACATCTCCGAGTCCGGCCCGTACCAGTTCACTTCCCGGCCGAAGACGAATACCTTCGCCGCGAGCGGATTCCACGTCTGGTGATCTTCGGGCTCGATGACCGTGATGTCCTGCGGCGGCACCCACTCGATTCCGGTCGGGTAGCCGTAGCCGTCCTTGCCGGTGATGAAGCCCCAAGCGTTGCCCTGTAGGAGCACGGACGTCATGAGGGTCGAGATCCACTCGCCGAGCCGCAGCAGGACTGAGGGCTTGTCGAAGATCGTCGGACCCCACCACCGCGACCGGCTCATGCCGCCGTTGACCGACGACGCGCCGCCGAGGTGCTGGTAGACGTGGATGGGGAGCGACATGGCGTTGTCGCTCAGCAGCTTCACACCCGCGTAGAGAGCGGGGAGGCCGAGGGCCTCGTCAACGCCGAAGAACGATCGGGTCGGGTGGATCGGACCGCCGACGTCGTACCGCATGTACGGGCTGTCCCACGGACGCCATGGCACACCAGCGATGACGCGCTGCTCAACAGCAGCGGCCCTTACGTTCTCGCGCAGCCCCATTAGACCGAGCCTCCCTGCAACAGCTCCGCTCACTTGAGCGGCCACGTGCAGCTAGCCCGGCTCCGGTCGTTACGCGGCCTCGGGTGTCAGTGTTCCTTACGGCTCAGTGTAGGCCACCGCGTTACCGGCCGCATAGATCGTCTGCTGGCTCTTGGGCGCGCTGGGATCGACCTCGGGCACGGCCTGCTTCGGCGGGTTGGCCTTGCGGTAGCCGTGCCGGATGGTGAGGCCCATGAAGGCGATGTAGCTCAGGGGGTAGCGCCAGACAATGCCGAAAACCCACCCGATCGAATAGCACACCGCGAGAATAACGGTGTCCAGAACTCGAAGAGGCGGGTTATTGGCGGCGATGTCGTTCGCCTGAACGCGTAGCTGGTCTACGGTTGCGATTTCACTCATGCCCGCAATCATACGGATCCTGCGGACCTTCGGGCGAATCGGCGGTGCGGGCGCAGGGACACCAGCGTTGACGGCCTCCCCACGCCCAGCCGCACCAGCAGTAGCCGGGGTGCTCAGAAATTGCCAGGAGCCACCTGGAGGCATGTGAGCCCAAGCTCGTCCCTCCACATGTCCACGACCTGCTTGCGGTCGTCGAGCACGAACCGGACGTTGTACTTGCCCCGGACGAACTCATCGAACAGCTCGCGCTTGATGATCGAGTCCTTGCGGTTGTCGCCCACCCGGCGCATGAACAACTGGCCCCGGAGTCCGCTCATGGTGACCGGGATGACGTACTTGTCCAGCCAGTGCCACGTGTCCACCGTGCAGCCCGCCGTGCGCCCGGACAGCCAGATCGGGATCAGCCCGGCGCGGATGTTGATCTGCACCTGCTCGACCACACGCGGGTTCGGCTTGTCCTCGCTCACCCTGGTCTCATCGTACGGGTCGCGGTCGCCCCGCAGGGCAACGGTGCCGTCGATGTCGCAGATGAACGCCTTGGGGAGTGATTCGTCGGGCTCGTAGAAGTCCGCGATCCGGTTGCTCGCCGTTGGGCGGATGACGTCCGGGCTGAACGCCAGCGGCGTCTCCCGGCCGTGGATGAACCGCATGTGCATGTCCTCCAGTACGTGCCGGGGAACCGGGTCCTTGTCCTTGCGCACCTCGTTGCGGGCGATGCAGGTCGCCAGCGGCACGGTGGTGAAGTCCTCGATCCGCCAGTCGGCCCGGCAGGACCAGGCGATCTGCACCAGGTCGCGGCAGACCCTGTTCGGCAGGTTGGTGTCGTCCACGATCACGCTGACGCCGCGCTTGAGCAGGCCGTGGACCGCCGAGTTGCGCACCGCCTGGATCCGCTGCTCGGTGACGCCCTTGATGAACACGCCGTCGTCCACCATCCGCCGCAGGTCGTCGCGGTTGACGCGGGCGCGGTGCTCGCGGTCACGGTTCACCCACTGCTTGGCGAACGTGCTCTTGCCGGACGCGGGCAGGCCCCGCGTGATCACCAGCTCTGGTTTGTCGGTCATATGTCGTCGCACCTTTCCTGGTAGTCCTGCTCGCACAGGTAGACGAGCACGCGCTCGTCGTAGATTTCCCATATGAACGGGTCCACGGTAATCGGAACCAGCTCGTGGTGCTGCCGGTTGCGGCAGTAGTAGCCCGTGCACTCGGCCATCATCCTCGGCCGGGTCTGCTCGTCGGGGAAGTCGAGCGGGAACGGCTCAGATGAACTCATAGGAGAACCCCAGCAGCTCGATTGCCTGCTGTATGAAATCCGTGGGATGCAGGTCGAGCAGCGTCTCGCCGGACGGGCTCTCGGCGGTGATCTGGTCGCTGTCGATGTAGAACAGGGCGTCCTTCGAGTCCGGCGAGTGCTTGAACGCCTCCAGCGTCGCGTACTTTGCCTCTTCCACTAGGCCACGTCCTCCGAGATGTACTTCATCGAGCGCTCGCCCGATGGCTTGATGTTCTTCCAGATCAGGCTGCTGAAATCCCTGTCGTCGAGCATCAGGAACAGCAGCGCCTTGTGCTCCGAGTCCTTCGCCTTGAGAGCGAAGTCCTTCCGCGTCCAGCCGTCCGGCAGCTCCCGCAGCACCTCCATGTACTCGCGGTAGGCCGTCGCCACGATCGAGCCGTGCAGGTTGAGCAGCTCGTCGCCGACCTCCTGAATCCACGGCCAGAACTCCTCGGGCACGCCGTGCTGGATGTCCTCGATCGAGCTGCCGGCCATCAGCCGCTCCCACACCGTCCGCGCGTTCATGCCGGTGATCAGGCGGTGCAGGGTCACATAGTCGTCCTGCTTGATCTTCACCCGCAGGTCGCGGTTCGGGCCGTCCATGTAGCGCACGACGATGCCCTCGGCGTTCGGGCGCGGCGTCCGGTGCAGCGCCTCCAGCAGCGTGCGGTCCTCGAACACGGTGGTCTTCGGACCCATCCACGGGATGAACCGGTGGTCGTCGGGGCCGATGCTCTCGCCCGTCTCGATGTTGACCGCGCCCAGCAGGTACAGGTCGTCGGCGTCGCGGTAGTCCACCACGATCCTGTTGCCGGGGTATATGATCTCGAACAGCATCGTCCAGCCCTCGGGCACCGGGAACTCGTTGTAGCGCCGCTTGTGCCACAGGAACGACGC